GGGTCTCCTATGTGTATGGCTTCAAAATCTAACAGACCAGTAGCTTCATGTCTGAGGAAATAAGAATATTTCTCCCAACAAAATCACAATGCAAAATAGACATTGTTTTTGGCTCTTGGATTTGTTTAGTCTCATGTATGACACTCTGTACGGCTTTGTCTAAACCAAGCTGATAGTCGTGTTCATTAAATTTGATTCTGCCAATCCATTTAAACAATAGGGATTTTAGGTAGTCCCCCCATAAGGGCAAATCAACTTGTGACCCACAATTCTTTTGCCAGAAAGCCATCTGGCTTATTTTCTCAGGGTTTAATTGTTTTTGAAACTCTGCCAATAAACAACCCGTGCTGGAAATAATTTCATTTCTTTCAAGGCCAGAGGCATTTGGTAAAACTTTATCTAGTGTTACACCAGGAATTTCTCGGATTAATCGCACATACCAATTGTTGAACATATTGGACGTGATAAGTTGTGGAGTGATTCCACCGCTTTCATCAAAAGCCTTTAACAACTCTACCTCCTTATCAAAAGGGGTTTTGTTATCTGAAAGTTTTACGTATACGGTTTCATTCGCCAGCTGTCCTTTAAGAACATATCCTCCTCTACGCCGGATTACGAGTTGCATATCACGGATATCGTAAAAGGTTGCTAAGTCATCAAAAATATCAGTCAAGTTATATCTCGATTTGGCTTCAGTACATTTAGTGATGTTAAATTTTGAATGCGATCGTGGGTGTTACGGTGATTTTTTAATATATCAAGCTTACATTTCCAATCAAGTGACCATTCGTCTATATACGAACGCCTAGAATTGAATAGCAAAGTACATGCCTGCCTATCTTTGCCATTGCAGCAGCAAGATAAGGATTTTTTGGTGTTTGAATTGATGTAACTGAAGCTGCTCGGCCACTAGCGTGGTTCGATTTAAGGTATTAGGAAATATGGCGAAAGCAATATTAAGAATGTCTGTCTTGAAGACGAAGATAATTGCCAGCGTAGATGTGATGCACCCAAGCGCGAATCTATAACATCTATGTGGAAAGGGAGTTTCGATAAGTCCGTGACTGGACTTGAGACTGAGTCATTTTAAGGATAGAACCTTTAAATGGCGGAGAGGGAGTCATCACAATGATTGTCTAAGTTTATGATCTATAGACAGTCATTGTGATGAAGGTGAATAGTTACCCCTAGAGTTACCCCTTGTTGAAATTCTGGGATTCAATAAGAGCTCTAATATCCTCGGCCTTCCAAGCAGTCATTCGTGGACCAAGTTTGACGCTCTGAGGGTACCTGCCGCTTTTCACACCGGCCCACCAGGTAGACCGACTTACTGGATAATACTCCAGTACCTGGTGGAGCCTGAGAAATCCGGTAGAGGGTAGTTGGGTTAGAGTCGTCATATTCATTCCAATCAATATTGCACTGCATTTTTCAAAAGCTTAAGGTGTGCAGTTTTTGCTTCATCAAGTGTGGCGAAGTGACCATGGCTTGTTCCATAGTGGAATAGATGGAGTCCTTGATAAGCCTCAATGTAACTCCATGGACAGATTGTTGTGGGCTCATAATGGCAATGTCCTTTGATTTTCCTTGAACTTGTTTTCAGCTGCTTCCTGAGTGCGTAGATGAACCAGTTCACGGCTCATGGCATCGACCTGATCTAGGTGCTGATGCATAACGACTGACAACTCCAGAAGGTCAAGGCTAGTTACCTCAGTGTGCATCGTGTTTCCACCAACCTTGAAATTCAAAAATTGGGTGACTCTCGGCAAGCCTATTTCGGTATCCATAATCTCAGATGAGAGCCATACCTCAGTGCTGGGCAACGTAAGTGTTTTGGTTTCGGTATGCATCATTGATTAATTACTCCAACTTTAGGCTGCGCCTGATCTAGCTTAAGAACTTCCTCAACCAGGGATAGAAACTCAGGATCCTGTGGATATATGGCAAAGCCTTGTATCAGCTCAAGTGCAACCGTGGCATTGTGTGTATTCAACTCCTGAACGCAGCGGGCAATATCGAAGTACTTGTGATCAGTGCTACCGCTCAAATGCATAACTAGGGCTTGCAGGTGGACACCTGCCACAGTCGAACTGGTGATCTCCATGTGATAGCGCATAAAGGGGCTGACTTCCTTGGGCAATGATTTCACGGCCAATTCGGTATCAACTTCAAGACGGTCCAAAGCATCGATCGTCCGTTGCTTAGTTTTTTCAGTATCAGCAAATAGATCGCCGTTCTGGGCAAGCCCAATTACAGCGAGGCTACTGGTGATTAAGCGCATCATTGGTGACTGCAATTGTTGCGATAGCATTTTTTCTCCTTTCATGCAGGCTTACGGAAAACCCAGCAGCGGACGGTTTCTGGCCGTGCAGGGTGGTTAATGTCTCTCGTCTTGTTGTAGGCAACATTGATAGCGCTATGCACTGCAACTGATGAGTCGACAAACTGGAATCTGCGGCTGGTGCGCAGGTGTTTCTTGAGTTCATCCAGGGGTGGAACTTGCTGGCGCCGGTCGGAAGCCACCTGGATAAAGTGGTTGAGGCTGACAGCAATCAACGTTCTGTCAGTATGGTGATTGAGTTTTGGCTCGCCATCGTCCCCATTAAGATAGTCGAAGGTCTCCCAGAAGGTCTGTACCACTGGATGATCCTCATTAGAGGCTTGCTGGCGTGCGATGCCCATTTCGACCAGCTCGTCACGGGTGGCCTCTAGCTTGTCCTCGCTGATAGGTACTACTAGGGGGAGGCAATCCACCATCGCCATGATCTGGGCATGGTTGGCGACGATACGCAGGGACTTAATATCCTGGATCTGCTGCAGTTTAGGCTCGTACTTGGCGAATTGCTCAAGAAAGTACTTCATGATCTGGCTTTCAGCCTTCATGGCCTTGACTGAAAAGCCTGATAATTCGCTGGTCTTGAGACGTTTCAGGCTGTCAGCAAGCCGCTTTGTCGCTGGCGTGTGGCCCTCAGTCGTGTTCTTGATATGCACGATGCGCTGCATCACGGCAGGCTCTGCAGATACCTCGGCATTCTGGCTGATGATCAGGCTGCCACGGAAGGGCGGCTCGTAAGTCTCATTGCCATTGTTTTTAACGCCACGGGAGTAAATAGAGCGCCCGTCATATAGAGGCTTCAGCTCGTTGAAATCGAACTGCTTGGAGTGATTCTTATCGTCCTTGCTTCGGTCGCCCTCGATCAGCACAACGGGCAGGTTGGCAACTTGGGAAAAGTTACGTGCGCGCGCAGCAGGGCTGGACTTGGACGGGTCAAAACCTTCATAGCCCTCACGGCCAACCAGGCGCCACAAGAACTCGATCAAGGTTGATTTACCGGATCCAGGCTCGCCTATGAACTCCAGGAATGGGAAGGACTTGTGCTCACGCCGGATCTGCTCAGCGAACATTGACCCTAGCCAATAGGCCAGGACGACGATGCCCTTGGAGCCATAGCACTGCCAGATGGTTTCTAGCCAGGTGGTGTTGTATTCCTCAAGCTTGGTATTGATCTCGAAATCCATGACACGCAGCAGGCTCTTGATCGAGATCTTGCCGATATCAAAGAAGTCTTCATCATTGAGCTTGAACACCCGGCCATCCTTGACGGCCACGTCATTAAACACATAGGCGCCATGGTCGACGCTGTAGCCCTGGAAGTTGATTGTCTGGACAGTTTTGATCTTGTAGAGCTGGTCCTCAATGATCTGGTCGAGGTGGAAGCTTTTGCCGCTGAAAATTGCACCTGGTGCGATCGATATCAGCCGATCCTTGAAGGTGGCCGCTTTGGTAAGCTGGCTACCGGCAAAAGTACTCTTGATGCTTTCGCCATCGTGGGGAAAATCAACGCGCAGGTAATACCAAGAATCACCGGTGAGGTGGTCTGCCTGAAAGTAAAGGGCTGTGAAATGGCAATTGGCGATCTCGAACACTGCGCGGGACTCCACCAAGGCCAGCTGCCTAACTTCTTCTTCGCTCTGCTGCTCGGCTTGCTCCCCCATACGGTCTAGCAGCTTGTCACGTGCCCTGGCGTATTTATCGAGGTCGATCTCGCACCAGTACATGCGGTTCTCATGGATAAACCAGAACATGCGGCGCTCGGTATGGTTGTAGATAAGCAGCGCCTTGTCATTGGCATGACGGGCAAGCAGCAGGGCGCCGTTATAGCGCGCCTCCTTGATGGTCTCCTCATTCAACCTGCCACGCGCATGCTGATCGTTCCAGTCAAGCTGTTTGCCTTGCTTGTCCTGGAGCTGGGCCGCCAAACAGATCCAGCCACGGTCTTGCGCTTCGCGAACGTATTTTTTGATGTATTGGGTACCGGCCACACCGTTATCAAATGCCCAGACGATGCTAGGGTGCTCAAGATGGGCTGCATTGCAGGCCTCGGCCAGTTGCTTCAGGAAAACCCAGCAATTGTTGTTGCAGCTCATCGCGCTGACGGCTGCATAGCCATTCAGCCATAGGGATATCGCGTCGAAGATGCCCTCGACGATGTAAATCTCTTTGACCTGAGTGTAATCGAAGTCAGGAATTGCCCAGACCCTGCCGGCATACTCGCCTTTAAAGGTCGCCTTGCGCTTGCCGAAGCGCTCTGGGCGATCAATGATTCTTTCCCAATACCCAATGCCAGGCAGCTCAAAGCGAACCGTTGCGCTCGATTCCTTGGTGTCGTAGTCGACGTAATTCTCCTGGGTATACCAACCCATGATGCGGTCTAGCGGAAAGCCGCGGCTTTCCCGTAGGTAGGCATCAGCTGAAGCATTGGGATTTTCAGCAGTGGGCTTGAATCGATCGCTCCAACTATTAAAGGCATCGGGATAGAGCTCTTTGACATGGAACTCAGCACCGCACTGATTAAGGCGACCGCACTTGATCACCCATGGGCTTTCTTTACTAGTGAAGGCCTCTTTGTGTTTGCAGGATGGGCACAGGCCGCCCTGCAGCCATTTGCCGCTGCCTTTGCGCTTGAACTCGAAGTCATGCTCGAGGCGCCTGCTGATGTCCTGATAGAGGTCTTGATCCATGCTTAACTCAAAATTTTGGGTAAAAAAATCCCTGCACCCTGAAAAACAGGGTGTTGCCGGGGTAGTGCAAAAAGGGGGTTACGGCCTCAGGCCGCTGGGTTTAGCCCGTCGGAAGGGCTACCAAGGCACGTGCGATTTCACGAACCTTCTCAGATAAGGGAATCCTGATATCTGGGTTGGGCTTCATGCTCGGCACGATAGTCAATGAAACCGAGGTGATCGATTTGAATGAGTGGCCACATTCATGATCGTCACACTGGTGAAATGTCTCGCGGCTTAATGCGGAAAGTGAGCGACTCGCTCTCACTTTGGTAGTGCTTCCGCAATGTGGGCACATGAGGGAGCCATGGTATCTACGTGGCTTGACCGGTTCTGTCATTCTGTTTCCCCGAAAGAAGGCAATCAATTACAGCTTTTGAGCTTTGCAGCGAATGTATGGCCAGCGTCAGCGTGTGCTGCGCGTGCTCTAGTTCGCCAGGGTCAACCCCATCCACCAATGCCGCGATGGCTTTTGAGGCCTCAGCGGTATCTGCTAGCACAACCTCAAGCATTTCTAAGGGCTTGGTAGGGTGCACATAGGCTACGGGCTTGGCGCTCATGCTGATGCTGCCCATAGTCAGGAAGGTATTGATGGTTTTGGTGCGTAGCTCCATAGGCAGCGCACCTAATAGGTATGGCACAAGGTTTACGTGCAGCAGGTTGGATTCCTTAGTGAAATCATCCAGCCACCGGAAAAGCTTGTTTGCATTGCTGTGCAGGCGTGTGTACTCATCGCCTGCAGTCTCTATTTGGAATTCCAGGCCAGGTAGGCCATTGGGGTGACGATCATGGAAGTGTTTCACAACCTCGTTAGCCACAGTCTCACGGCTCCAACCCTGAGCGTTTTTCCACTCAGCGATTGCTGCAGCCAGCACGGCAATCATTGTAGGTCCGTGAAAACTGTCTCTCATGCTCAGCAGTTGAGACATAGTTACACTGATTCCTGAGCTGACGAATTAAAAGAGGTGCCGCCAGGGGAGCCGACGGCACCTTGAGGATCAGCAGGGGAGGACGCTGATACCAAACCGGGAGCGACGATGGCAATGCCTGCCTTATAAGCGTCATACGCAAGCGTGGACTTGGCCAGTGAATTGTCAAAACAGTACTGCTCATGGCGCTCCAGCTCTTCAGGGCGAAGCCTGAGCGCTATGGGCTTATCCTTCACAACTCCATAGGCTACGCGTTTTAATTTGCGCGGGTCTGTCATCGTCTGTAATCTTCATCAGTGTTACACAGTTGAGCGCATTATGAGAACTATATATCACCATGTCAACAGATAAAGTGACTTTTTCGTCTCGCCTACGTGAAGAGCGAGAGCGACTGGGCTTATCCCAATCATCTACATCGATATCTTGCGGTGTCAGTAGAGAGGTCTGGGGTAGATATGAAAACGCAAAAACCACGCCTGGAGCAGATGTGTTAATAGCATTTGTGAATCTTGGCGCCGATGCTAGTTATCTTTTAACCGGGATCAAAAGATTAAGTGAGAACTTTATATCACATGGTGATCAAGGTTACGCGAGTGATTTAAAAGTAATAATTGATACCTTCATTCAGGCGAATGATGATGGAAGAAATAGTTTATTATCACTTGCAAATTTAATAAATAACTTACAAGATAAAACTAAATAATAGTTTAAAAATTAGAAATTTAATTTATAAGATAATAAATCTAGGGGAATTGAGTGGATATTAAAACTTTTGATAGTTTCGATAATTTTAATAAAACCGTAATTGATTTGATACAAAGTAATGTTACTCATCAGTCAATATATAGTCTCGCTCAGGCATTAGAAAAAATTTTCAAATCATACAAACAGTTTTTTTTGGATGCTGATTTTATAGTTGATGAGGCACCAATTGACTCAAAATTAAAAGCTGCTGCTTCGCAAGTTGGATTGATGAATTATGATCCTAGAACCCAACACCCATTAATTCCTTCCCCAGAACGCACTAAAAAATTAGAAGAGCTTTACCAGATATTTCTAATAGAAGTTTATCCATATATTGAGTATGTCGCACTATGGAATGTTGAAAAAAAGGATATTCAGGAAACTATAGATTTAATTGATAGTTGGTTCGATCATCCTGATATTGCTGAAAATTCGAAAAACATATTTAAACATATCAAGCAGTTCAATCGATCAGTAATAATATCAAATTATTTAAATAGAGTTTATGCTGAATCTAATAATCAAGCTGAAGTATTAACATCAGCTAAAACTGAAATCACACAATCATTGATTCTTTTTCATAAGGGAAAAGCAGATTTAGATGCACTAACACTTAGAGTTGATGCTTTAAAACAAGAGTTGAGTTTTGCTGGACTAGTTGTGACATTCAATTCCTTTATAGATAGAAAAAGGAAAAGTCTTAAATTAACTAGAGTTTGGGTTTTTGTTTTAGGAATTCTATTGTTAACGCCTGTATTAGTAGATGGATATTTTATTTGGCAAACACTAAGTTCTGACAATTCTGATGGAAAGATGGGGTTAATTTATGCATCCATTCCTTTGTTTATATCATTAAGTTTATTCATTTTGTATTTTTTTAGAATTAATTTACAACAGTCTAAAAATTTACAGTCTCAAATACTACAACTTGAACTTAGGTCTTCATTAGGATCTTTTATTCAGGATTATATGAGATTTGTGATAGACAATCCTCAGGCTAATAAATCTGCGCTTGAAAAATTTGATAACATTATATTTTCAAACTTAATTCATAACGAAGATAAAATACCGTCCACTTTTGATGGAATTGAAAAAATCGCCTCTTTTATCAATGCAGTTAAAGCACAAGGAAGAAATTAAGTTTTTATTTCCAAATCAAGGTTTGTAGTGAATCCAAGGTTCGTCAATGAATGTACAACTCTAGCAACAATCCATTTAGAACTATCTATTGCAGACTTCCAACCAGTAATGTCTGCCTGCAATTCTGGATATATTTCTGCACGACCTTTGGCTAGATGAATGCTAAATGTCGCAATTCCACGTAGCATCCTCTTGTATTCAGACTCTGCAGCTCGAACTGCGTTAGTTCGATTTGAATAGATGTGCCGTAAAACTTTCATGTTGGCTGCGCTCGCTTGAATGCTAGGGAGAATGTAAATATCTTTTTCCTCTATCTTCTCAGGGGTATTGAGGTGTTTTTCAGTCATAATTACCGTTGCAATCGTGCCACTGCCAGCTCTTCGATACTGAGCAACCACTGCTGTGAAAACTAAACTTCCACGCTTCAGCTCACGGAATTTTTCTCTGGCTTGCCTGATAGCACCAGACTTTGTGGAATAAAGCTTACTGATGCGATGGACCCTGCCGGTAGGGAAACTCTCAATAATTGATACTTCTTCTGCAGTTGGTTTTTGCATCAAGCTGTTTTCATCGAAGATTATTTCACCTTGTTTTCCAGATTGGGTGTTCTGGTACAGCGCTTTTACTGCCGTGGCGCCATCTCTATCGGCAATAGTGAATCGATGAGTATCTCCTTCTTGGCGCGTGATTTTCACAGTCCCAGTGATTTGCCATTGGCACTTACCCCGATGCCGGTTTCCATGAAAAGCAGATTGCCATTTTTCACAGTCACGATCGCATCAAACATCGCGGCAACGCGATTGAGGAAGCTGATATCAGACTCATTGGTTTGATCAAAATGAGCAATGGCTTTAAGTTTGAGCGGATCTGAGATCATGGCCTTCAACCCGTTTTCTTGGGCGATCTCGCGCACCACAGTGCCGATATCTGTATCGTGCCAACTGCGCTCCTTTTGTTGCGTCAGCCCTGCGCGCAAATCCGCACTACGTGCCCTGATAGTTAATTGATCAGGTGTTCCTGTGTGCTCAACTTCATCCACGGTAAAGCTGCCCTTGGGCACCAGGCCGCTTTCTTTCCAACCCAAGGCAAGTTTAACTTGCACGCCACGAAGCGGAATATCAAGACGTCCATCGGTATCATCCAATATGAGATCCAGTTGGTCTGCCTCATACCCTCTATTGTCAGTAAGTGTGAGAGATATCAACCGATCTGCAAACTTTTGGGTTAGATCCTTGCCGTCTAAGGTGAGCGAGAAAATAGGGTGTGGCTGAAGCGTACTCATCGGATCAGATCCAGCAGGGTTTCGCTCATAGCGCCTATGGTGTGCAGATCATCATCTCCTGTGCGGACAAGGGTAATGGTGAAGTCATAGCGACGCGCAGCGCCATCCTTAAAGAAATGCCCCTTGCTGGTATCTAACTGCTCAATAACCCAGAAACCGTAAACCCTGCCCGTACCCTCCACCAGGCTCCATGCTTCACCGCTATCACCCATGTAACGTAATAGATCGAGCGCCTTTGCACCGCCCGTAATCTCTGGCAGCAATACACCACGCAGGACCATGGATTCATCATCAGGCCCAGTAAATTGCCTTGATGGGCGTTTGCCTACCCGTGAGTTGTTGGGATGGCGCCAAGCGATCTTATGCTGCATTTCCTGATAGGGCAGGGTGTCCAGCTGGAAAATAAACAAGCCAAGGGCAAGCATCATGGTAGTTAATCTCGATCTGAAAGGCGGCTACGGCGCATGGAAAGTCCACGCCGTTGGATTTTTTCTACTTCGCGAGCAACGTGCTGGCCGAGCTGCTCTTCATTTATGCCTGGGGCCGGATGCACTGTCACCTGGGTGGTGTGATTGTTTGTGACCTGCGCGGTGGGGGTTGAGCTGACGGGTTGTATTTTGCGGATCCGACCAGCATGGCCCCCAGAGGTGGCAGCCGCTGCTTTAGGTCCATCGCCATGGGCGATGTCATAGATCAGGGTGCCTAGTGAGGAGTCTTTACCACCGTTGATGGCAGTAGCTACCTTGTCCAATAAACCGTTGAGCTTGGTACCCATCGCATAACCAACTTCGAACGATGCCCAAAGGGCACCTGCAGCACCCAGCAGGCGCATAATTCCTGCTCGGGCAAGAGCTACACCATTAGTGAGCTTTGTGATGCCACCAAGGCCTCCGGCGGCTGAGCTGGCACCCAGTAGATTGAGGCTCAGTCTCAACAGCAGCAATGGCCCCATGATGCTGCGATGGCAAGCATCAAAGCGCCCAGGCCAATAGTGAGGATTGCCAATGCTGCTGTGCCTTTCACCAGATATGCCGTCAATACCGGATGCTCTGCAGTCCAGTCACGAACCGCAACTGTCACTTCCCTGATCGTGGTCATGATATCGATCAGAGCAGGCTTGAGGTTTTCGCTTAAGGAAGAGTCGGTATTAAACAGGGCATTCTTGGTCATTTCCCATTGAGAGCTTAAGCCCTGATTGCGCCGTTGAGACTCGCGCAACATGGATCCACGGGCTTCTTCATCATTGGCCAGCTTGAGCTGCCGGCGCAGCTCGCCAATGTTCTGGGCGAGTTTGGAGGCATCATCGCCATACTCCTTCCCGAATAGGCGTGTTGCGGCTTCAAGCTGCTGATCCTTGGGCAGTGTTTTCAATGCTTCCAGCACCTTGATGATAGTGCCGGTGGAATCTTTAGCCATGGAGCTCTGGATGATGTTGCTATCCAGGCCAACCATACCCATGCCTTCCTGGAAACGCTTGGATTGCATGCGCGCCACGCCCAGCTCGCGGATCATGGCGTTAGTGGCCGTGGCGGCAGTCTCTTCGGTGGCGCCCAAACTCAGGAAAGTGCTGCCGAAGGCGGCAGCATCTCTGAAGTTCATACCCGCAGTGGTCGCGATACCAGCTATGCGCTGCAATACCTTGATGATATCGCCGCCCTGGGACTGCGCATTATCATCAAGCCAGTTGATGGTGTCGCCCAGTTCGCGGATTTCCTTGATCGGGATTTTATAGAGGTCGGCGATCTTGCCCATATCCATGGCAATTTCGCTTGCCGGCAGATCAAAAGCAGCTTGCATGATAGCGGCCTGCTCAGTGAATCGTGCAAGGTCAGCGGAACCCTTTACCCCCATACGGGCAGCTCCCTCAGCTAGAGCATACATTTCAACTGTGGTGAGGGGCAGGCGTTCGGCCATGCTCATCAACACTTTCTCAAAATCCAGGAATTGCCTGGTCAGGCGCTCATTGGCGTCATAGGCACCATCAAACTGCTTTGCCAAACCAATACGGGCATCTTCAAGTGTCGCAAAGTCTCGAACACCTTTGATCAAGGGCGCGCCCATGGCAACACCTGCTGCCAAGGTCGTGGCGCCAGCGCCGGCAATCCGGTTCCGCATCTCAATTCCACGGTCATACTCAGCGCGGGCCGCGCGCATCGCCTGCTGTGTTTTGTTCTGGCGTTGGAGGGCTTGGGTTTGTTTCTCGACTTCAGCAGTGGCTGCTGCCATGTCACTCTTGAGACTCTGCTGATGGCGGTTGAGATCGGCGGTACTGACCCCGTTTTCAGCCATGGAGGTGCGCAAAGCTTGCTGCTTCTGAATGATCTCGTTGTAGCTGTCCTTCAGATCGCTGCCCTTGCGCTTGAGGTTTTCCAACTCTTTTACCATGGCCTTGGACGGGGTGTTGGTGGCCTGAATCTCTTGGATCAGCCGCGCGATGCTGGATTGGGTGCTAGCGAGCTGGTTTTCTGTGATCTTGGCGTCGCGGGCCAAGTTGCGGAAAGCCGTCATCTGGCCTTGCTGTTGCTCCAGCTCACGCAGGCGGTCGCGAGCAGCCTTAAGAGCCTTGGCCGTGGTGCTGGATTCCCTGGTGATGGCCTTCATGGGCGCCGTAACCTTGTTCACCAGGGAAAGCAGTACTTCAAGTTTAAGTTTGTCAGACACTACTTTTAACCTCCCATCGATCCGCTGCGCGCAACAGCGTGATCATTCCAATCAGATAGCTCTTCCAGGCTCATGCCGTCCATTTCCGATAGCGGCCAGTGAAAGATGGCTGCTATGTTTGCCATCAGATCTTCTACTCGGGCAGGGAGACCTGGGCCTTCATCCCCTTTGGTAGCAAAAAAGAGGACACCGCCGCTCCACACTGGACCAGATCAGCGGGATCCATTGCTTGCACCTCAGCATCGGTGAGAACAGGGTCAGTGATGCGAGGCAATACACGCTGCAGCGCGTTTACGTCCATCTGCAGCAAATCAGTCAGGGATACTCCACGGAGCTCACCAGCACGTGGTTTGCGTAGGGTTATTTTGTCTATGGCTTTTTTGCGCTTGATGGGAGTATCGAGGTCGATGATTGTGAGTAGGGCGTCCATGGTGATCCTTTTGAGATTAAAAAAAGGCCCATGCCAAACCACGCGCATGGGCCTTGAGGAGATGTGGCATTAGAGACCGATGGCGGCGCGCATGTCTTTCAGCTGGTCCACGCCGTTCACTTTGTAAACGTAATTGATGAGGTCAAGTTCAATGATTTCCTCACCGTCAACCGTGAGCTTGTAATAGCTTAGGTTTGACTTGACCTTGGTGTTGGCGTTGGTTTCACCCTTTTTTGCGCTACCAGACTCGATCGACACATGACGGCCACGAACTGATATTTCGACAGCCTTGATACTGCAGTTTTCATCTTCCTGGTAGGCACCATTGAAGCGAAGGCCCACGCCAGCCACGCCTACATAACCGTATTGTTGCATCGCCTTCAAATCAAAGCCCTTGACCGTCCATTCCAGATCAAGCTTTTCCTGGCCTAGGTCAATATCTACTGGGCCGACCATGCCGCCGCCTTGATACTCTTCAAGTTTGCGGCTCAGCGTGGGCAGGATGATTTCATCAATGCGGCCCTGATAGCTCTGCGCATCGTTGAAGAGATTGAAATCCTTGAGAATGCTTGGCAGCATGATTCAAATTTCCTTTATGCCGAGGCTGCGACGCGCGCAGCAAAGTCGATCAGGTAGGTGTCGGTGATATGCTGATTGAAGGTGAGGTCTTCCAGCGGAGGCACCGGGGTGTAGTCGTAGCTGACTGTGAACTTGCCCGCTTTCAGCTGCTCTGCAGAGTTCTTGGCTGGGTCCAGCCAGGCACCACCATCAATGAGGTAGCCACTTGCCTTGAGGCTGCGCATTTTGGCGTTAATTCCATCCAGCAGATCGCGACCCAGCGAAGGGGTGAGGGGTTGATCCACGGCCCAGGCATGCGCCTCGGCCATGGTGTCAGCCAATACCTGGGCGGTACGTGTGTAGCTCTCGAATGCGAAAAGTGGGTCGGTGGAGCAAGTGCGGGAACCCCAGAAGCGGTAACCTTCGAAATGGATCAGTGTGGTGACCTCGGCTGCGTTGAGGTAACCGGCATCTGTGGCGCTGTCCTGGAGATCCCAGAATATATCTTTGGTCAGCCCTAGTACGCCATTGACTGGGATGTTAGATAGGGTTTTGTGCCAGCCGATCTCGTTGTCGAGCTTGGCGCGCAGCCCTAAGGCACGGGATACAGGCGAAGAGGGCGCATTGCCAGTACTGTGGAAAGACAGGAATTCCGGCCATAACACCATGACTTCACGCTGGCCGAAGTTTTCGCGGTAGGCGACGGCATCTTCCTTGGTTGTTGCACCATGGGCATGCACATACGCAAAACCGCGCAGCTTCTGCGCAATTGAAGCCAACTCAGTGGCAACCGGTAGAGTGTCCAAATAGGGAATGCCCAGGATGCGAGGCGTTACGCGCAACTGGGTTTTTGCAGCCAGCAAAGCCTTCATGCCTGTGTATTGACCATCAGCAGTAGTGGTGCCGATGATCTTTGCATTTTGATCAGTTTCCTTGGCTTGAGGGGTTGCACCCTCACCATCTTCAACCCGCACTACCACTACCAGCGTATTGGTCTGGTCGACAATGTCATCCAGAGACTTGGCCAAGGTGCCCAGAACGCCAGCTTTGCCAATTGCATCCTGAATGTTGGTGATCAGCACAGGCTTGTTCAGAGGGAAAGCTGCTGCAACCGCATCGGAAGCAGTACAAACCATCCCGATAATGGCGGTGTTGATGGTGGGGATAGGGCGGATGCCCTCGTTAATCTCTGTGACGCGGACACCGTGGTGGTAGTCTTGAGCCATCTGCTTTCTCCAATGGGCTGACGATTGGGGGAAGCATGCCGAATGTCACCTTAAAATGCTGGCGCTGCTTGTTCTGGTTACAGGTCGCAGAACATTAATCTAAGATAAGAGTCGACAGGAAACATATCCAGGAGCGGCCATGTGCTCGAACTATCTACCAGTATTGAACCCAGCAACGTTAAAGAAATACTTCAAGGTCACCGGGATAGATCCAGGCCTCAAGCTGCACACTTGGCCAGGCTACATTAGCCCTTTCATCAGGAAGCATGAGCATGCGGATGTAGGCGATGAGGCCGTGCCTTTTCGTGAGTTAATGCCCGGTGCTTTTGGCATGATTCCGCACTGGTCCAAAGACACCAAGATCACCAGGACCACTTACAACGCCAGATCCGAAACGGTCGCAGAAAAGAATAGCTTTCGTGATGCTTGGCGCCTGGGTCGCCATTGCATTGTCCCTGCTGAAGCCATCTATGAGCCGGATTACAGAACCGGCAAAGCTGTATGGACCAAGATCAGTCGGTTGATGATAAACCCATGGGGATTGCTGGCATCTGGACTGGCTGGAAAAATCCGGCCAACGGTGAGATCCTGCGCAGTTTTACCATGCTGACTGTCAACGCCGATGATCACCCCTTCATGCGTAACTTCCACAAGCCCGAGGATGAAAAGCGCATGGTGGTCATACTTGAAGATGATGACTATGATGCATGGTTGAATGCTTCACCAAATGAATCAATGCAATATATGAAGCAATTTCCATCAAATTTAATGCAGAAATCGAATTTATAATGGATGCATTAGTATAGTTAAGATGTGAGTATTTATAAAGATTTATATAAAATAAATCGGAAGAATAATTGTGTTATCTATTCATCAATCACTTGTTCACCAACTCCCGTTAAGTCATACATTAAAATTCTAATTTCTTCCCATTTTCCAACGTCTTTAGATATTGAATTTGTATTTATTGATTGTTTAAAAGCTTTAAACAATGGACTGGTATTTAATTCTTCAAGTGGAACCTTTATAAATTTTTGCTCACATTTAGCTAAAAGCTTTAACAAATGTCCTTCAAAAAATTTTGTTTCTGGTCTGGTCCCTTTTTTGTCCGTATAAGTTAAATCACTTGATAAGTGACATATTTTTAATAAGCAATTAAATAATCTTCTATCTAATGGTGGGTGGGTAACATCACGGTTAGAGTGGGGTAAGTTTCTAAGTAGAAGAAATACGCAGGAAAAACAAAATTTTCTAATTTCCAAATCTTCGTTATCGAGTTCAAGGCAATATTGTAAAAATCGATATATAACAGCGCTTGCATTGCAATCTGCATCAAACTCAAATGCTAAGGACAGATCATCACTATTTGTAATTAAACTCTCTGCTATGCGATGTTGTTTCTCGATATGAAACCATTCATGACTAATTATCCATAACAACATCATTTCTGAAAATCCATAATAAATTAATGATTCATCACTAATTTTTATATCAAGCTCTTCAAGGCTAAATGGTTCTATTGCAATAAGTGTGTCAATTAGTTTTTGGTTTAAAATAATTGCGCCATAAATTGTTTCAGCAGCAATTTCATTGCTATCATGTAATTCTCTAATAAAAATTTGCGGTGTTTCTTTAATTTCAGGCCTTAAGGTTCTGGTTAGGTGTAAAAAAAAATCCACGCAAGCGAAAGTTTGTCGATATCTATTTCCCTTAATGTCATCATTTTGAAAAGACAAAAATTCATTTAGAGGTTTCATGGCGAGTTCTCAAAAAAAGATGATGAATGAGCGGTTTATTCTCTCACAAATTGAAATGACTGATCGTTTCCGGTATTTATAAGTCATTATGTGATCCATATAGACGGTTAGAGACAGAATGGGTAATATTCGCCAATCACTGGACGAATGTACACTAAATGAGACTGATTGATTTTTCCCCTGGTACGGTCCAGAAGCACGACCTATACGATAGCAAAGTCTCCGCTGGCTTCCCCTCGCCGGCAGCAGATCATGTTGAGGCTAGGCTCAGCACTGATGATTACTTAATCAAAAACCCTACTGCCACATACTTCGTCAGGGTCCAAGGCACGTCCATGATCGAGGCTGGGATCTTTGAGGGAGATATCCTCATCGTCGATCGCTCAATCACGCCAGCCGTGGGTATGATCGTCCTAGCTGAGATCGCTGGAGAGTTCACCGTCAAGACCTTAGGCCACAATCAATTGATTCCTGCGAATCCCGAGTTTAAGCCGATCAAATTTAAAGAGGGAAGTGACGTCACTATCGTCGGTGTGGTAACAGGCAGCATGCGCAAATTTGGCAAATGAATACAGGTCGCTCAATCGCGCTGATCGATGTCAATAATTTTTACGCTTCGTGCGAGCGCGTCTTCAACCCCAAACTTGCAGGCATTCCCCTTGCCATCCTTAGTAATAACGATGGCTGCGTAATTGCGCGCAGCGCGGAGTTGAAAGCCATGGGTATTAAGATGGGGATGCCTTGGTTCCAACTTAAGGAAAATGCTGAGCGCGAAGGCATTATGGCCATGTCCAGCAATTATGCCTTGTACCAGGACATGAGCAATCGTGTCATGGAAATCATCGGGCAGTTTGCTCCGTTTCAGGAGGTCTACTCCATTGATGAAAGCTTTCTAGACCTAAGTGGCCAGCGCCGATGCCATACAGATATCGCTCTTGATCTGCGCGCCCGTATCAAACAATTTACTGGGCTTCCGGTATGTGTAGGCATGGGGCCAAGCAAGACCTTGGCAAAGCTGGCCAACCATGTTGCCAAGAAACAGTCACAATATGGCGGTGCACTTGATTTGCATGAACTCTCACCGACAGCGCTTGAGGATCTACTGTCCAGCATTGAGTGCAGGGATATCTGGGGCATAGGTAGTCGATTGGCACCTCGCTTGCAGGAGCTAGGAATCAGTAACGCGCTTCAGCTGCGACAGGCTGACCCGGAGTTCATTCGCCAGCAGTTCAGCGTGGTGATGCAAAAGACTGTGCTTGAGCTGCAGGGACAGGCATGTATTGAGCTGGAGGAGGTTGCACCGCCCAAGCAAGAGATTATCAGCAGCAGATCCTTTGGCACTCGTGTGCAAGATCTACAGAACCTGGAAGAGTCGGTCAGTCTCTATATGGCCACCGCCGCTGAAAAACTTAGGCGCCAGGCATCCTACGCAGGCGCGCTGCGCGTGTTCATCATGACTAGTCCCTTTGGTGACGGTCCAAAGTATGCCAACAGCAAGGTGATTTCATTGCCTTCTCCCACTGATGACACCAGGCAGTTGATTGGCGTCGCTTTGTGGCTGCTCGGTAAGCTCTACCGTCCAGGCTTTGATTACCTCAAAGCGGGCGTTGGTTTATTGGAGATCATGCCTGCGGCTGGCCAGCAGACAGATATGTTTGGGTTTTCCGCGGGCAATGAAAAATCCGCCAGGCTAATGAATACGCTAGATGCGGTGAATAGGAGGATGGGCAAGGGCAAGTTAAGACTGGCCAGTCAAGGATATAAAGCGCCCTGGGCGATGAAGCAGGAGCATAAGAGCAATAGTTATACGACTAGTTGGAACGAAGTTGTTGTAATTAAAAATTAATTTAAATGTCTTATCTGGGCTGAATTTGAAAGTCTTCAGGTTTAATAGATTTAAAATTAGCATAAAGTACCTCGAAATTTCTTAATCTGTTTTCGTTCTCACTTGTGATCACGAATTCATAATTTGATGTGTTGGGATCATCATGGGAAAATGTGATCAATCTCATTAAATTTAAGTGGAAAATAAACTCTCGCCATTCATTAGCACGGTGTTGTTTTCTCACATTTCTCATAATCTCCATTACTGCCTCTTCCGATGTGATTAATGAGGGGCCGTAATCTGTCCTTTTTTCGGTCAAAATAGATAAAGAAAATACATGGGTGTATTCCAACCACGGAAAATGTTTTAAGTGTATAAGATCATGAGATGGTATGTGATTATTTTCATTCGCTAATGAACTGCTGATTTGGCGGACAAAATCTAATCTTAATATATTATTTTTGAGGGAAATATTTTCGAGATATTGTTGTTCAAGAAAATGCCTTAAATTATGAATTGAATTACTGGTAGTGTGTTTTAATTCTTGATGGCTAAGTCTGTGATAATTATAATCTTTTCTTAATGCTTCATATTTTTCATTGTATTGCTTCCACACTTCTTCTAATCGCCATTCCGGAACGGGTTCCATCATTTTCTGCTTCCAAGCTCTAGGGGCTGTGTAATTCAGAATTTTTTGTCGATAGATGGTTATTAAGTAATCTATATATGGCCAGATGAAGCAGTAAATGATTGCGGCAAATAATGGATACAGCCATGCAGTAGTTTTGTCATAAGATGTTAAATACAAATTACACTCAATAAATTCAATTTTATCTTCATAGTTCCCTTTTCCAAATATCACTAACGCGGCTCTCCAGTTCACAATAATAAATGAAATTACAAAGCTGCTTATAAATGGGCTAGAAAATCTTTCGGATATCCATGAGGATATAGGTTTTATAAAAGTACTTTTGAAATTGCTGTTTTCAGCCATAATTTTTTAGTATGTTTAAATGATGAAATGTTATTTCTTGCGAATTAGCTGGAATAGTGGTTGTAATATTATTTATAGGGTCCATCAGGGACTTATGTGCATAAGTCCTCATTAAGTCACATTCTAATCCACAAAAAATGTGGGTTGATCTATGCAATATTCTTGCGTCGTACAATACCACCCAGCAAACCTAATCCGGCCAGTAACATTGCATAGCTTGTAGGCTCAGGAATTGCCGCTGTTGGCACGGCGTAGACTTGTAGAGAGAATGAATCAAGCCTGATATATGAGCTGGCATTTGAAGCAAAAGTGTACGCATCGATGAAAAAGGTAATCTGATCTGGTAATGCTTCAGACACCTTGAATGTTGAGTACTCCGTGAAAGAGACCGGGACTGGCCATGGTGCTCCTGGTGGAGCTACAAATGCCTCCATGCGAACTACCTCAAACCCTCTGATGGTGGATGGCGCATATAACCCAGCAGTTGCAAATGGCAAGCTACCATAAGGCGTGGCATTCAACAGCCCAGAAATGGATAGGGTTATCTCAGAGATTAAAAAATCTGCTTTGGGAGTGATGCTAAACGTGAAGTAAGCTAGTGTTTCTTGTGTTTCACTACCTTGGTGAGTGGTCTCCACACCATCGTACAGCTTTGTGATTGTTGAGCCGTCGAATGTCCAACCAAGGTCATCAGTTGATAACTCGTAGCCGTTACCTGAGTATGTGGTCGCAGATGCAGTCGCAACAAAGCCCATCAAAGCTATGCCTGCCAATAGCTGTTTCATTGTTATCCCCTTTTTGAAAAAAATGATAGTAACAACAATTGGCAGGATTTCGATAGGGCAATAGGACTAAAAAAGGCCTGTGGCTTCATCGGGTCAAAGTTGCAGATCACCAGCTCCTGGCTTGTTTTCGATTTTGCCTGGCCATTGCCCACGCTGTATTTGATACCCAGTTGCTCACCATCCAAGATCACAAAGCCCTCATATGCTTTTCTGATCTCGGGGTGATCGTTGATCGACACCATGACTTTGCTTTCGCATGAGCGCATGAAGTTGGCCATGTCCTGATACTCCTGGAAGCCAAACTCAACGCCATAGCCCTCGGTTTCCCAATAGGGTGGGTCAGCATAAATGAAGGTGTGGGGCCGATCATAACGCTTCATGCAGGCAAGCCAATGCAAGTTTTCTACATTTGTTCCTTGGGAAAGCCTTACCCACGCAGCGGAAAGGTGTTCCTCAATACGCAGGATACTGGGCATTGGAGCAGTGGTGGCTGTTCCATAGTTCTGGCCATCGACCTTGCCGCCGAATGCATGGTGCTGCAGGTAGTAAAAGCGCGCTGCGCGCTGAATATCGGTCAGGGTCTCTGGCTTGGTCATTTTTGCCCACTCGAAGATCTGTCTGGAGCTGAACGCCACTTAAACTGCCTGACAAACTCTTCAAGATGATGCGTGAGCACGCGATACAGGCTGACCAGATCCCCGTTAATGTCATTGAGCACTTCCACAGGTGACGGGTTTTTTAAGAAATACAGCGCAGCGCCACCACAAAAGGCCTCAACGTAGCATTCATGCTGAGGGAATAAGGGTAAGAGTTTATCTGCTAGACGACGCTTGCCGCCTAGCCAGGGAATTACGGGTAATGCCTGCATGACCATGATCTCCATTATGTTTGGCGCTCATGGCACTCAGGTTGTTGAAGTACCCACAACGCGGGCACTTGATCTGGAGCTGGTAAAACACACCAGCGCCAAGTTTCTTATTGCAGTCCTGGCAGCGAATTTCTTGCATATGGCCTCTGTGTTACACTGCGCCCCGCTCGACGTCGGGCAAGGGAGCCTTGGCTGATATGCACAGGTCTAAGCTGTGTATGGATGTGACCCTGGCCATGTTGACGCATGGTCAGGGTCGCTCTCTCTCTTAAGCTATGTTATTGAAGTAGCAAAATATGAAATGGTCGGCTTCAGGGTATAAGTAACGATCAACTCATGATGAGCCTTTACGGTTACAAAACCATTCTTTTTTCTCAAAGTCACAGGATTCAATCCTCCCCACTTTAGGTCGAGTTTGGTAACCGTTCCGCCATATACCCTTACCGTTCTGTCGTAATCGACCGCTGGCAAGGTATAGGGTGACGCTGTGACATCGCCTGCAGCTAGAATAACCGCGGGCAACCCAGTGATTACGGCAGCAATTGATCCGGTATCCCTCACCGTAGTGACACGCCCCATCTTGGTCACTTCATAGTTCTGATTTTCGATCAATCTATCCATGGTTTTTTCTTGCGCGGTGAGGTGCACTTCGTCGATGGTAATCGCCGTGAAGTCAGCGCTGGTGATAATTCTCACAACATCGTTGGACGATGCATCTGCAGCTGCACCTTCAGTACCAAAGCGTGTATTGATATTTTTGGCATCAATATTAGTGATACGTTGAGTACCACCAGATCCGCTACCAATCACCACACCAGACTCGCCGATGTCGTAAAGCTTCATATTGTCTATTGTTCCGCCCCAGGTTTCTGTCATTTGAATGGCAGATTGGGTCGTGGTATCTATTGAGCCATTTTGAAGGGTCACATCTTGTACACCTCCGGCGACGACGACGCCAAAGCTGGCGCTGTTGGTGACCTTGAAGTTGGTGACATTGATATCTCGTGAAGGGTTAGCATTGCTCAACCCCGAGATACGAATCGGAGCGACATTATTTTTACCACCATTTACGACGTGAACATTGTCCGCGCTGATGTGTTCTGATGGATAAGTCGAATAAGGACGAGCGCCACCCACGACTTCAGTGCCAATAAAAAGGCCGCCAGCGTGTGGGTTTTCAATGAATAAATTGCTCAACTGAACGTGCATAGCACCAAGCACAGCAACACCTCGCCCTTGAATTGAGTCGCTGGTATGTACATTGTTTATACTGACCAATATTGGCCGGCCTGCGCCAGTACCATCGGCATACCCTACTACGGCAACGGTATCGTCACCGCAACGCTTAGCGTGCACACCATCAATCTGGACATGCTGGGATGCGCCTGTAACATGTACACCATCCTTAAAGTTGTCCAGGACATAGATCCCCTCAACCTGTATCTCGTATACATCCCGAAGCATCAGTGAAGCTCCAAGAGTCCTGACAAATTCCAGATCTCTGAATGAGAGATATGTTCTGCCACGCACCGCCAGCCCATTGTGAGATTCGTTACTTTCCCAAAGGTAGGGGGTGTTGGGAGACTCCATCGTAAACCCCTGGAATGTCAGCTTGTCACCGATAACGTCTATACGAGAGTTCCGACCATCAACGGTAGTGCAGCTGAGTATTGAAGCACCCCGACCACGTCCAATGATACTGCAAGGAGCGAATAGACTTCGGGCCACAGTCGGGCGATATTCGATCACTCCCTCGGGTAATAAAGCAGGCACGCCCATTGCCGCAGCTGTGGTAAAGGCATGTCTCAGCGCATCTGAATTATCTTTCCCTTTTTTTCCCACAATGACTCCGGATTTCCGGACATCGTAGCCTTGAGAGAAAGGTAAAATCTGCTTGTTTTGCCAAAGCATCATGCGCCTCCACCGTGAATATTAACGATGGATCCAGCAACATTGACTGAGGATGCCTCAAGCTTAAATTCATAGAAGCCCCTGACATCCAGCAGCATGCTGGCAACCTTACCAGCAGCTAGTAGGCTTAAATCATCACTGCAGCCCAGCAAAATACCATCTGGTGCCAGGTAGTCACTGGATTGACTAAACAATGGAGAGAAGGGCGCCTGTTCGGTAGCGCGGGCGCTGATGACAAACTGGTCCAGAGCAAAGTTTTGCACTGTCACTTGGAAGAAGACCCGGCTATGGCCAGAAACCACCATGGTGGCTACCTCTGTCAGCCCTACCTGCGGCACAGCAATATCGGTGTTATCCAGGCGGATGCTGCGGGAATAGTTGGTATTGATGGGGAATAATGTTTTCCGCATATCGGCTCCAGTTAATAGGTCACTTGGGCTGCATACTCGAACAGCGCGTCAGTTTCTTCAAGGGTTAATGCCAGGATTTGCATCATGGCTGCGGTGGTTTCGCTCAAGCGCTCCCACTCAAGTGCATCCTGGTATGCGATCCGTATCTTAGGTGGGCACTCTGAGCCGCCCACATACAACTCAACGGCATCCAGGTGTCCATGCTCAAGCAGAGCGATACGACCTTGGCCGCGTTTGACACGCATGAGAGCTCGGCGCTGCTCCAAGGTCAGTTCCGGCTGAGGTTCTGGCTCTGGCGCTTGAATGACCTCGTACTCCCATAATCCATTGGTCAAGACCCGATCATGGCCTTCCAGTGGTGGAATGTTCGGTTCTCCGTCGATGGCACCCTCTGGGATGATGTAATCACCGGTGCGCCTGGGGCTCTCCTGGGCTTCGTAGGTGTCGACGAACTTGTTTCCCTGCATCAAGGAAACGGTTTTGAAGTTACTCATGGCGGGTTACCTGAATTTGACGAGGAAAATTGTTCTGGTGCCTGCTGCTAAGTTTGCTGGGCCTCCAGTGCTGCCAGTAGCTGACACCCCTAGACCAACTGATCCAGGGCCAGCGAATGCACCTACCGGTGCGCCACCACCCGCATGGGGATGCGCAATAACTTCACCAACTGTTTGAGTGCCTGCATTGCCAGCGGAAGCCTGAACCTGGGCATAGTTCGCTGGAAGGAAGTACATGCCGAAAGTGGTAGCGCCATCGCCCGCTCCATATTTAGTGAGCCAGCGCGCAAATAACTCAGGATAGTCTGCCCGGCTGATCAGGGTAGGCGCAGTAGGAACAACCAGGTAGTCAGCAAAAAGTACCGGGTCAAAGTCACCAGTGATAGATATAACTGTGCCAACTTTAAGGCCTACTACCGTTGCGATCTTGGCGTCGATAAGTGCCACAATTTCAGGCTGCAACAAGTATTGCGGGTGGGGGTGGGATGCCGAGATGTGGCTCAAGGTCCAAAGGAGAAGATCCTGCACCTTGTTGTAGAGCCAGCGCGTACGGGAGGCCAGCTGTTTGCCCTGTCTGTTGGCAATGGCATCCTCACCATCGCCGCCCAGCGCGTCATCTGTCATTTCGATTTGGTAGATTTCCGGTACAAACTGATCTTGTTCGGTTAATGCAGCCATGGTTTTCCTTTAGAGATTCACCACACCATAGGTGTAAGTGCCGTTGAATTTAATGGTTCCGTCATAACGCCAGGCGGCTTCCCGGTAATCGATCTTCACTAGGTGACAACAGTTACGCCTCACCCCCTCAATGGCGCTCTGCAGCGCCCGTGCATTGGCAATGCTGATAGGACGGTTAAGGATGAGCTTGAAGGTGGCCCACATCGTGCGGCCCCCATAGCTGTGGTGGCCGTTGAACTTGGCCTTGCCGTCATAGCGGAAATAGCCTGTACGCTCGATGTAGGTGGCATCCGCGTGACCGTGCATCGCCAGAATTCGCTTGATGGCCGAAGGGGTTCCCTTGTGTTCGTGAATGGTCAGCGCCTCGTTGATTGCCTCTCGCTTGCGCTCTTCGCTCCATATTGAATCCCAGTCATCCACCGATACTGCCCAAGCCAGCCATGGCAGCAGCGGCTTGGGACAAGTAGATCCATTCCATAGGCTGGGGATCAGTGCATCATGGCTGAAGCGCAAGCTGGTTTTTTCAAGGTTGCGCTCAAGTGGTGTTGAGTTACGGGGCAGTAGCGTCATGGGGCTGCTGTCCTGGCTGTAATGGCGATGCCCGTGCAATAAGCCGCCTGCAGCTTGCTGACGAGTATCTGGTTGTCTGCCATTGCTGTGCCGGTCACTACGATATTGACGTGCTGAACGCCTGGCTGATGGGCCGCCTTCTCAAGTGCGGACAGGCTGATGTTTTCATCAAGGACATGGGCAGCTTTGGTATAGGCTTGAAGGTTTGCCAAGGCGTTGCTTACCACCAAGGCATTGTCTGGCCCCGGGTAGATGAAAATCTCAACCCCAAGCCCGTAGTTCAGGATTTCCGCTGCCTGGACAACGACTTCCTCAGATTGGGGGCGCACTTCATCTGTATTCAATGCAGAAAAAACTGTATCGAGTAAGGCCTGTGCCGGCGTTCCATCGCCTTCCTTTGAAAGCACTGTCACCAGGCTGGTGCCAGGCTGCGGACTGGTGGCTGTGGCAGACTTAACCTGCCCTGATGCGGAGAGGGCGTGGAAAATAAACGCCTGGGTTGGGCCGGCCACTGAATAGCTCTCTGGCTTCAGCGCAACGCGATTGCGGAATTCCTCGTCATCCTCCAGTACTTCTTCGACAGCTGGGTCGGAATCAGGATCTGCCTCAACCACAACCAGGCGAATTTCTCTCCGGTAATAGGTGTATGCAATATGGTCAAGATTGCTACCCTTGGCCTTAGCCAGCAGCAGGGCGCGGGCTTCATCGTTATATCTGGCCCGCAGCAGCATTTCACGATAAGAAAGCAGCTCGATGAACTTGGTCAGTGGCTCGGATTCAAGCGCAAGCACGCGCTGCACATCGGCCTGGCTTGATGCCGGGTGGAGGCTGATCAAATGATCCTTGTTGGCCTGAATTATGGCTTCAAGGTCTAGGGTTTCAATGACGTCGGGATCTGGTAATTCCGCAAGGTTGATTGATCTACTCATCGCATGCCTCCAATCTCAAGATTGAGGCTCTCAACGCGATCGGACTGAGGCACATCCTTACGGACAGCCTGCATGCCAATGACAAATTTGCCCTTGACCGTGGTGTCGATATTGATGTTGATCGAACGGATCTCGATGCGGGGCTCCCAATTAGCCAGTGCCATGACGGTGGCAGCTTTGAGGCGCAGCATGTTGGCATCGTTGCCAGGGTGATCAATCAATTCAGGTAACAGCGAGCCATAGGTGCGGCGCGCCAGCCGACTGCCAACAGGGGTGGTTAAAATGTCCCGGCAGGACTGCAATATATGGGCAAGCCCTTCAAGCGGCTTGCCAGTTGCTTTATTCATCCCAAGATATTTCATAGCTGATTCGGCCCCTGGGTATTTGCACCACCAGGCTGAATACCACCGTGGGTATGGCTGACCAGGCTGACATCGTTTGCGATAACATCGCCGGTGATCCGTGCGGCAGCATTTTCGCCACCTTTACCGACCATGCCGTTTTCATAGGTAAGCAAGCCAGTTACCGTCAGCGCGCCCTGGATAGTGGTTTGGGGGCAGTTGATGTCTATGCTTTCTGCAGCATCAATGAAGATCTGGGTAACCCCTGAAACATTGGCGGTACTGGTCGCGTGGTTGTAGAGGAATTCCGCACCGTCCGGGAATTTGATCAAGTGTTCATCGGGGGATGCGCTGGGCGCACTGTTTTCGTCGGAATAGGCACTCACCAGAACCAAGCCTGCAGCTAGCTCTCCACTAGGCGAAAAAATGACGCATTGTTCTCCAATTGTTGGAGGAGACCAGGTGCGAGTGGTACCTGACCGGGCAGCCAGAAAAGGCAACCAGTCTGTGATCAAGTTACCTGTTGCCACCCTGCAGCGGGGTGGGTTTGTCAGATCAAGATCATGGATGGTGCCCGTCCGGATAAGGTTGGCCAGCAGGCGGGAGAGTTCAGCGATGTTCATGGGGACAAACTCTAACGATATGGCCCAGCCCCATGGTGGGTGGGATGTTCTGCGGGCTACAACCAGAACATGACTATTTGGCGAGGTGGTTCAAGGTGGTGTCAGCCACAATGCGCTTATCCTGCTCTGTGAAGCCAAGCAGCTCACGACGTGCGTACTGTACGATCAGGCCTCGTTTGGCATTAACCCGATCGCGGAGGCCGAACTGGTGAACCTGGGCAATACGTGCTGCCCGGCCAGAGATCACAACCGCCGCGCTTTCAGGTGTTGCTTCAATTTTCAAGAAACGTGCGGTCCGCATCTTGCTGAACATCGTGCGCCTGATACTGCCACGGCGCCTACGAGCTTGAGTTTTACGCGGGGCGAAGGGGGTGCCATCCGGATTTTGCTGAGATGCAATCCGCTTTGTATTGCTGGCTCTGAGCTGTCGTGCAATATCGCGCGCCAGCGCGCGCCGTCCTTTCGGACTGAGGTTATCAAGTAGACCCTGGAAGGGGGCGCTAATACGGTCGATAGGATCCATCAGGTTAACTGCGTAGCCTGAACCTGGACATCACCTGTGTACATGGTCCAGTTAGTGGGCCCCACTATCTCGGCCAGGTTGGGTTCGGGGCAATGGGTCGCAATTATTTCATCATTGACGATATCCACCCGTACACGCTCGGTCAGGTCGATGGAAATGGTAATGTCTGCCGTGTCATTGTTAAGAATCTCAGCCTCGAAGGTCATATGGCCGTTCGCCTCGCCATTGAGCAGCTCGGGCTGGTTATCCTTAATCCAGATAATGAGCGGTATCATTACCTTGTCCGCATGCTGGTTGAAATCTAGGATGGCCAGGGTAAGTTTGTAGTGATAAACAAAGGAGGGCTTGTCGCCCAGAGCTGCGACGAGCTGGCCACCCTCGATAAACGTCAAGAAGTTATCCGGGCTTTGATTCAGTGCCGGGACCTTGGATTGCAAAAAGGTTCTAATTGACTGAGGTTTGAGCATGATCTTGGACGCGTAATTTTTGTTGGCAGGCGTGGACCATGTCCACCTGGACAGCACAATCGTGCCAGGCCTGTTCTGCGCTATCGAGGGCTTTGCGTAGTTCCTTGTTGGTTAAGGCGCTGTTGGCTGGCAGGGTGCATTGCGTCACGGCTGGACAGCCATCCCTGATAATCTGCGGCACCGGTAAAGTCTGGATGCTGTTGCAACCCAGCAACGTCAGCAGGCAAAGAAGTATTGCTCCACAGCTTAAGCTCTTCATTTTCTTCCTCTAGTCGTTGAATACGCAGGTCACGGCTTGCCATGGTGGTGTTGACTGCCGATATCCGCTGGCGGAGGGTGGTTTGAGCTGCCTGGTTGCGCTGCTGGATCTGGTCCAGAGCTATCAAGCCCTTGTGCATGGCATTTGAAGTCACTCGCGCTTCATCGCGCTCAAGCAGTAGCAGGTCTTTTTCAGACTGCAGCGAGCGGATGTACAAGCCCGTGAAACTCAGGGCGGCCAGGACTATGCCGGCTATGTATAACCGGCTCATGCTGCCGCTTTCAAGTTGTGAGACTGGTATCGAGCATGGGCGCGCTCAAGCTTGATGTCATAGAGGTTGCTGGCGTAATTAGGCCCGTTATAGATACGCGCAAAGTCTGCCCATCTCTTGGCCTTCAATGCTTTCAGCAATGCAGCATCAGTCTTGATGAAGCGGGTGAAGGCCAAAAACTGTTCATCCTCGCTGGCCCCCATTCTGGCAGCAAAGTCCTGGACACTCGTGTAGCCCAGCTTTTTCCAATGGAAACCCATGATCTGATATGAGCCCCAGCTGCATGACTCAAGAGCGGCATCTTCATTAACAAGTTTGGCCGAGGCCAGGCGCATATATTCCGCGCTGCCGCCCATGTAACCGCCAGGGCGTGAGCTTACAATGAGATTTACCCCGGCGATCGCATCAGGTTGAAATCGCGAGCGGCCAATTGTCTGTACATGATATGACGCTCATACAGGATGACAGGGCGGCCATCAGGCAGAAAGCCAACACCTCGGCTCTCAACCTCATTGATCGCAAGAATCGCTTCCACCTCAACCCCCAAGAGTTTTGCCCCGGCCGTAATCTCGGCCATTGTCAGGTATTTCGGATTTTTGGAGCGAGCAAGCAGAGTCGAGATGGTCTTGGGTCCAGCCAGGCCATCGGCCACCAGGCCCATGCGGGTTTGGTAGTTGCGCACAGCACCTTCGGTTTCTTGATCAAAAAGGGCATCTTGCTTGAGGGGATAGCCCTCAATGACCAGCAGGTGTTCCAGCTGCTTGACCAAGTCACCGCGGCTTCCGAGACGGAGTATTTCCATGTCTGATTTTCCTTAACCATTTGCAGATTGCCCGCTCGCCCTCGGCGGTGCGGAAGATGTCGACCAAGTTGCCCTTGGACTCGATGAATGCGAGGAGGATGGCACCATGCAACACCACATCAAACCAGGTGGCGATGTACTGGCCTGACAGGCTCTTAATGGCAATAGCCCCACTGGCCACGATTAAAAAATAGGCCATCAAAGAGGCAATCGGCCTGTAGGCCTTGTCTCCGCGAGCGAAGGTGATCAGCCTGAAAGCAATGCCCAAGCAAATGCCTGCATTGATGAGGGTGGCAACACTGAACTCAATGAGCTGGGGGTTCATCTCGGTTTCCATTTCCTTTCCAGGGCAGCAGATCCTTGATGAGCTTGCCCGTATCGGTTTGAATTGCCCACATCAGGAATTTCACAATTAAAGCCCCTGCAAACAGCGCCCCCACGCCGTTGCTGACTTCAAATGCCTGGCGCAGGATGAAGTGCTTGATGATGCCCGTCGCTAGTTCTGTGGAAAGGCACCCACCAATAAAGGAAACCACCAATAAGGTGATTTTCTCGAAGCTGGTGAGATGCTTGGATGAAATGACAAAGATCACGCTGCCGCTGAAGGCGCCCAAGATCATGGATACATCAACGCCAGGAACGATGGTCAGCACGCTAAGCGAGGCAAAGGTGACTGCGGCGCCAGTGTTGGAAACGGGATCAATCACTTTTTAGCTCTCTCTCTGCGTTCGTAGTCATCGCGGCAATCGGCGTCACAGAAGTGCGCAGTTTCCGGCACTGTCTCTTCGCAGTTATGGCACTGGTTGATGTAGGGTAGGGTGGGCTTACGTTGCAGCAACGCTAACCGCCTGTCGCGAAGCTCTACTTCTGAGGCCTTATCAAAAACGTCCATATCAATCCCAAAGCTGAATCATTTGTTTTTGTGGTTGGGTTACATCTTCAGGTAAATCGATCATGGTTCCCAGCGGCAGGATGGGCTTCATGTGGGACAGATCCTGATTGGCGAGCAGTACTTGCTCTACCATGCCCTCAGTTCTGCCGTAGTGACGCCAGCAGATGCTATCGATGCTGTCACCCTGTCTGGACATGACCTGCATCAGATCAGCTCCACCACGGTGCGACGCCTACCCTGCATATCACTCATTGCCCATGAAGCATCACGTAGCAAGTCATCAATGGTAGGTACCGTGCTATCGGCCTTTTGTTGGCCTGCGCCAGTCGCATCAAATCCTTTGTAGCGTTCTGCGCAATTGGCCGCTGCCAGGCAGAAAACAGCACGGATATACCGATGGGTCAAAATTGATTTACCGTCGACCTGAAGCGCTGGGACGTTATCCAGGGTGGCATGTCCATTTGCTATCTGCTCGGCAACCCATGAGGAGAGCTCTGCTTGTACTGAAGCGATAGCCTCGATTAAGGCATCACGCAGACGTTGGGGAGTAACCGTGCCATCGATGCGCATGCTTTTACGGCAAGCAGTCGGTGATATTTCCGGGAAAAAGCCATCGCCTGCAATGACTGCGCCGTCTGTGTCGATGCTGCCGGTTGCGGTAAAGGACATAGTGGTGTCTCTGGTATCCGTGTGATGGTGGGGAAGGTGAGGTGGGCGAGAAAGGAGGCAAACGTGCCCAGCTCACCCTCCGCCATCAGTTGCGGGGTCCGCACGATCAGGGCTTGATTGCGCCCATGTTCTTAATGATGCGCTCGAGGTTCTGGATTTCCTTTTTCACCCCTGACTTGGTGTCCAGCTCGAGCGCGCGGTTGAGGTGTTTCAAGGCCAGCTCAAACAAGACCTTTTTGTCCTGAACCTCAAGTTGTTTGTCAGCTTCTTCCTTGGTGCCGAGGCCAATAGCCTTGACCAGTCTGGCTCTAACTTGATCTGGCATATCAAGATTAAGCGTTAATTCATTGATTTTATTCAAACTGACAATATCAATGAATTTGCTTCCAGCGGTGCGCAGCTCAACGAGGGCGGCTTCTTCTGCAACCACCACGGCCAGGCTGCGCTGATAATTGTCGGGCAGCTTCAAGTCATGTTTGATCGCATACTCAATCAATGGGATAGCAGCGGCAGTTGATCCAGCATCGATGTGCCAGATCATAATGGTGGTCAGGACCTCATCCTGGGCGCCTGTATCACCTGCGATAACACCAGCAGTCCAGGCAGCATAGTGCTCGACCAGGCTTGCCTTGAGTGTGGCCTTGCCTTCTTGTGACTGAATGGCCTTGAGCTGGCGACGGTGTTCAGCCAGTTGAATGAGCATACGCTCATATTCGCTGGCATTTTCAATAGTGCGTTCCCCGTTCTCAGTGGCCTGCATGGCCTGTGCTGCAAGGGTTTCCTGGTAGTGCCTGGCTGCTGGTGTCATTCGCATGATGTTTTGCCTTATGCCAGGGTGAGGTTTTCAGCCAGAGCTGTCATGCCGAAATCTTCGACCACATATGCGTCGTTGCTGGACTCAAAGTTTTCTATCCGATCGCGCGATGCATTATCGACAACGGTGCGGCGTCGAGCACCATCCTGATAGTAGAGGCTCAGATTATCCAAACGGGTAATCATCAGGGCATTTGCAGGGAAGTAGGGAACGGTTGCCGCAGGCAGGCCGCCTACCCGTTTCTGACTGATCACCACATCAGTCGCGAGCTGTTCAGAAGGAGCTTGGTTAGAATTGACCAATGGGAAGTACTTGTCAGCCATCAGGTCTCTGCCAAGTACAACCACCAGGCCAGAATCTTCACGGTACCAGGGGTCTATGAGGCTGTTGACCATGTCATAAACCAGGGCGTCCACATTCTTGTATTCTTGTGCCGCACCAATATCAATATTATTAAGGCGACGTTCTGGGGCTGCCTCACGTATTTTTTGCAGCCATCCCTTGTTGACGTCCTGCAGCAATGGATTTGCGGCCTTGTTGCTAGTTGCAGCGCGGCTGGTGCCGTTAAAGCCAATCATGATGCGATCTAGAGCTTGGCGCTTCATGATGGCGTCACGAACGCGAATCTGGAAATCTTGATATTTTGCCCAGGCATCCAACAATTCGTATCGGATATGCGTATCAGAGTTGGTCTGTGTGCAGACATACCCTTGGCTATCCAAAACCGACACATCGGTTGTGGTACGAGCAGTTGCTGCCGTATTAGTAGTACTTGCGACTGGATTACCCACACCGAGACCCAGCTTTTCACCCTGCTGTTGAGTTACGCCAATAATGTTGATCTTCTGCAGGAAGCCGGAGCTCTCTTGTACTTTGTTTTCAAGTTTTTGCTGTACTGAAGGGGCAACGGCAAATTTTTGGAGTGCGCTGGCAACACCACTCAGTTCAGCAACTTGATCTAAATAAGCATTGAACAGGACTCGGGTTTCGTTTTGCATGTTTCTTCCTCTAGATGTTTTCGATGAGCAGGATTAGAAGTCTGTCTTGGCGCCGACCACGCTGCCGGTTGCAGGGAGGCGCTGAGTGTTTTCCGGGCTTTCCTCTTTGCTCAGTTTGGAATGCAATGAATTGAATTTCTCAGTGATGCTTTGCACTTCGCCTTTGAGGGAGGCAACTGTTGCTTCCAGTGTCTTGCTGAAAGTTGAGTTGCGGTCGAGCAAGTCTTTCTGGCTTTCGGCAATCGCAGTGACCGCATCACTGAAGTGCTTGAGTTCGGAATTAGTGTTGGCGGTACTCAAACCAAGCAGGTCTTTAACCCTGGCAAAGAGTTTCGTGCCCAAGTTTTCGACTTGGGGTTCCTGCTCCAGCTCAATCGTGGTTTCCAGAGCTTCAGAGAATTGATTTGCTTGGTCCAGCTTGCGGCTTGAAAACAACTTCAGGGCTTCGGTACCGAGGGAAGCAGGACTATCTGTGACACCTAAACCGGCAAGATAGGCTTGGCCGGAACCAGCAAAGTTAGGTTGGATCTCAATCGATGTGAAAATCTTCTGACGTGCTTTATTAATGGCGACCATGTCTTCAGTCACATCAAGCACAGCGAAAAGGCCAAGCTTTTTATGGCCATCCATGTCGACTTCCTTGGAGAAGGTGCTGACTACGTCACCATAGGCGCGAAATTGGCTATCTGGCAGCATGCCACGGATGTGTTCAAGCCAGATTCGCGCACCATATTTGCCGGGGTTGTAGTTGCTGCCCATCTGTTCAATTTCTTCGCGCTTGATGGTGCGGCCATCGGTAGTTTGACCTTCAAGTGCGATGCGGACTGCTTTGGTAACTGGCATGGATGACCTCGTAAGTAGATGCTGTGCAATGGTTCGGGGTAGCGAATGAGCACATGGTCATGATTTAGCCAAACTCGGGCAACGCTGCCTTGTTCTGGTTAGGCCTCGCAGAACAAAGTGGAAGGGAAGGCAAGGATATGGGCTTGTAACCTTGCGTCCATGAATCAGGTCGCTGATATAGATCCACGTAAGCAAGCCAAGCTGATGTACTGGCAGGGCTACCGTGTTGCGCGCATTGCCGAAACGCTCGGAGAAAAACCTGCGACCATCCACAGCTGGAAGCGTAGGGATAACTGGGACGCAACCACTCCACTGGATCGTGTCGAATTAAGCATTGAGTCACGCCTGATTGAGTTAACCCTCAAGGACAACAAGGAGGGTAAAGACTTCAAAGAAATCGATTTACTTGGTCGCCAGCTCGAGCGTACAAGCCGCGTGCGGAAGCACGACAAGACTGGCAAGGAAGTTGACCTCAACCCTAACGTTGAGGCCAGGACCAAGGGCAAGCGCAAGCAATCCGAAAAGAACGCGATCACTGAGGAGCAGGAAGCCCAACTAATCAAGGGCTTTAAAGACAATCTCTTTGATTACCAGCGCACATGGTACCGGGCCGGCTCAAAGGAGCGGATCCGGAACATCCTTAAAAGTCGCCAGATCGGGGCGACCTGGTACTTTGCCCGAGAAGCCTTTTGCGATGCCTTGGTCACAGGCCGTAACCAGATTTTCCTGTCAGCGAGTAAAGCCCAGGCGCACGTATTCAAGCAGTACATCATCCAGTTTGCTATGGAGTTCGCTGATGTCGAGCTCAAGGGCGACCCTATTGTGCTGCCTAATGGCGCCACGCTTTATTTCCTTGGTACCAACTCAAAAACCGCGCAGAGTTACCACGGCAATTTGTATGTGGACGAGTACTTCTGGATCAACAATTTCAAGGAGCTGCGCAAGACAGCATCTGGTATGGCCGCCCACAAGCACTGGCGCCAAACTTATTTCAGCACTCCATCATCTCTTAACCACCAGGCCTATCCTTTCTGGGATGGCAGCTTGTTCAACCATGGGCGCAGCGGGGCAGATAAGGTCGAGTTCGAGGTAACTCATGAAGCCCTTGCCAAGGGTATGAGATGCCCAGATGGACAGTGGCGCCAGATTGTCACTATCCACGACGCCTTGAAGGCGGGTTGCAACCTGTTCGACCTAGACCAGCTAATGCTGGAGTACAGCCCGGAAGACTTCCTCAACCTGTTCGGCGGAAAGTTCATTGACGACAGCGAAAGCGTGTTTGATATGACTGCCTTGCAGAAGTGCATGGTTGATAGCTGGGTGGTCTGGGAGGATTACAAGCCCTTTACATTGCGCCCCTTGGCCTATCAAGAGGTGTGGATTGGGTACGATCCGGCACTTTCAGGAGACAGCGCCGGCATTGTGGTGTTGGCCCCGCCATCAATTCCTGGGGGTAAATTCAGAATACTGGAACGCCATCAGTGGAAGGGCATGGATTTTGAGGCCCAGTCCAAGGCTATCAAAAAAATCACTGAGGCCTACAACGTCACCTACATCGGCATCGATACAACAGGGATTGGTTATGGGGTTTATGAGCTTGTGACCAAATTCCACCCCAACGTCAAAGCATTCCGCTATGACCCGGAGGTCAAGGGGGCTCTAGTCATGAAGGCGCAGAACGTCATCAACAACGGGCGCCTGGAGTTTGATGCCGGGATGAATGATCTAGCCCAGGCATTCCTTGCCATCAAGAAAACCATCACCCCAGGTGGCAGAAGCGTTACTTACACCGCTGGCCGCTCCAAAGCAGTCAGCCATGCTGATATCGCCTGGGCCACTATGCATGCGCTTGCCAATGAGCCACTGGACGGCGCTGCCATTAACGCAGGTAGTTTTATGGAGATATCCCAATGAGTGAGACCCCGGACACCATACAAACCCATGCCGAAGCATTTACCTTCGCGACCCGGTTTCCATGCTCGATAAACGCGAGATCTTGAACTATATCGAGTGCGTACCGATGAGTAGATGGTATGAGCCGCCAATTTCACCTGAGGGGCTGGCACGTTCTTTCCGCTCCAGTGTGCATCATGCAAGCCCATTACTGTTGAAGCGAAACCTATTGGTTCGCGCCTTCCAGGCTAATCCCTGGCTTAGTAAACAGGAGTTCAGTACTTACGTTCTCAACTATATGATTTTCGGCAATTCTTATCTGCAGCGTTTCGATAACAGGCTGGGTGATCTGTTAAGGCTGGAGGCACCATTGTCGAAATATATGCGTCGAGGCCAGGATAAAGACCGCTATTGGTGGGTACCGGGTTACAACAAAGAGGTTGAGTTTGCAAAAGGGGCAATATTCCATTTGATGGAGCCTGACATTAACCAGGATCTATACGGGGTGCCTGAGTACATTCCTGCATTAAACTCAGCGTGGCTCAATGAGGATTCGACTTTGTTCCGGAGAAAGTACTATCGGAATGGTAGCCACGCTGGCTTCATCCTCTACATGACTGACGCAGCCCAGAACCAAGGCGATGTAGATGCCCTACGCGAAGCACTCAAAAGTGCGAAGGGGCCAGGTAATTTCCGCAACCTTTTCATGTATTCCCCCAATGGCAAAAAGGATGGCATTCAGATCATCCCGGTGAGTGAAGTAGCAGCAAAGGATGAGTTCTTCAACATCAAGAATATTACGCGCGATGATCAACTGGCTATGCATAGAACACCGCCCCAGCTGGTAGGTGTGGTTCCTTCCAATAGTGGTGGCTTCGGAGATATCGAGAAAGCCTTTGGCGTCTTCACTATGGCTGAAATTGAGCCATTGATGGAGCGGCTAATGGAGGTCAATGATTGGCTTGGCGTGCCAGTAATTCAATTCAAAACGCCAAGCCTGGGACTTCAGGCGCCGCCGACTAGACCCATGTGATTAAACGAATACGACAACCGCCTAAGGGCGGTATTTTTACGCCTACGCTCCGCCGGCAGTGGCTGCCAGCCGCTGCCGGGGTGCTGCCGGGG